TTAGAAAACAACACCCAATCTTTTTCTTTACACCAAGGAAGTACATTACTTTCCGGCGAGGTAGGATCACCGAACTTACTTTTATCTTTGTAAGCTAACGGTCCTATTTTTAACACAAGCCCCGCTACAGTAGCAACGCGCTCTCTTTCATGTACACTATCGGGGAGTTCAATACCTCCTTTAGTTTTTGTAGGAGGATCATACGGCATAATAAGAATCCGCCAACCTGTGGGTTGTGGTAGCTTATTATGTTCTTTCTTTGATTGCTCAGCTACTTTCTGTTTCGCCAAACGTTCCGGTAACAAGAGTCCCGTAGTCATCTGGTAGCATTCCTTTCTCTAGAATTTCTGAAATTTCTTGGCCTACTAATCCAAGTGCTGTTATTTCCCCCATTAGATTTCTATACTGAGCCATGTCTGACAGCTCGTTATTAAGTAACATTTGTGAGATTTGTTGTTCTCGCTCTCGAATAGTCTTCATTATCCGATCACAAACCCAGACGCCATCCATTAACGAACGCCTTGAAAAGCCAGCCCTTTAGTAGCTGCTCCTCCACCTCTTGCTTTTTTCCGATTACCCCCTTTGTGCTCAGGGTTGAAAGTTCTGGCATTAACTTCCGGACCTACTTCCATAGGCTCTGGGGCCAAGACACTCATGCCATCAGCTTTGAATAGTTTAGTTTGGTAAACAATAGGGGTGGATAAAACTTCTGTGATGCCGTTTTTACTGGTTGCTGTCTTCATTTCGAAACTCCTTTAAATTTCTCAAAAGTCCTTAACCCGCCAAGTCCAAGCATGCCCATAAGAACTGGCATCATTTCTCCTAGTTCCATCTGTGGCAAGTCTATTAAAAGATCCATATGCGCCATCGCAAATACAAGAATAGGTTGTAAAACATAAGTATAGCACAACGCAAGTCCACAAGTCCAACCAATAAACGGACGCCACCCTGCTACAAAAATACTACGATGGGCGGCTTCAGTTTTATTGATATCTAACTGAGCCAGGTCTATTTTAGCAAGATGAGTTGCAAGCTGTGCCTCAAGGTCGCGCTCTGCTTTTGCTCGTGCTTCTTTGTCTTCAGGCAGAAACCGTCCTGCAACTTCCATAACACTAGGGAGAATGGCGCTAACTAAACCAATCATTTGCAGTTTATACTCATTTTTTACGACACAACAAAATCAAAATCATCACAACAAGACTTACAATCGTCATTTCACCAGTCGAAAAAGTAAGCCCAGATATCATCACTGCACCCGTAGTTTATCTCGTTGCACCGAAATTCTTTCGGCTGCTTGTGCAGCATCTTGTTGTATCTTAGTTTCTTCTAAAGTAGTTTTTACTTGCTCTTTTTGCATATCAAAAGCAAGCCTCGATTGGGCTTCTGCTTCCTTACGCTGCATGTCCCGTTCTTTCAAAGCCAACTCTTGCATACGAATCTGAACAAGTGGGTCTATTCCGCCCTCTTCTTGCTGCTGAGCAAATTCTTGGGCCTGAGCACTAATCTGTTGAGTAGCCTGTGCAGCCGCCTGAGCAATTTGATTTTCAAGTTCAGGAGAAACCTGCTCATCTTCTGTAGGCAGCTCTCTTCCTATCATTTGCTCTACCTGTTGTCGATATCCCATTGCAAAATGTTCTTGAATATGACTTTGTAGAACAAGCATGGCTTCTTGGTTATTCGCAAAAATAGGATTCTGCATAAAAGCCATGTGCGTTGCGATATGAGCCTGATGGTCCTGATGAATAAATGCCCTCAACGGTCGGGTAATAAGAGCATCCGCATTCTCAGAAGCAGGGTCTTTTGAATGTTCCGGATCAGAAGGAGGTAACAAATCTTGAATATTCTGAACACCCAGTGCTTGATACATACGAGTGTAGGCTTCTTCCAGATTATGGATCTGAGGTGCAGAAGTTGCTAACTGCAACTGTGTTTGCGCCATCATAACCCTTTGTGCCATACTGAATATGTTAGGGTCACTATGGGGGAGGACATCTATCTGGTCACTGAAATCTGTGACCTTAACCATTCTTTCTCCCCCAACCACCTCGAAAGGATATTGCTGCGGAAGGTACTCTGAAAAAGTCTCAGCTAACAACCGAAACTCTATCTTTTGAGAATAGTGAAGGCGCTTATGAATAGCAGACATGACCTGCATGCCTTTTTCTAACAACGCTACTGTAGTTCCTACAGGCATTGCTTCGTTCATGTCGCCTGTTTGCATTTCAGTGATCGCGGCGAACCTTCGCCCTGAGTCAACAAGTACTCCTAAAAGGTTAAGTAGAGTCCCTGAAGGCTCCTTATACGGTAACGGTAATAGAGAATCGCGGAGTGCGCCTCCGGGCGCATCAACATCTCGCCATTCTCCTGGCTGCAAAGGTTCATCGTCATTTCGGACTCGCAACCCTCGGGCCTTAAATCCTGCGGGTAGATTTGCCAAAGTTCCTGCATCAATCAACTGTCGTAAAAGACTGGTGGCTGATTTGCTCAGGCCTCCAATCATATGGATCAAGCCAAACCCGTAGAATCCTAACCCAGGAAGGAACTTATAATGTACAAAATATTGCTTTTTATTTTTGAGAGCGTCGTCTTCTTCCCAGTTTCTACGGATAGAAAGAACTTCAGAGCACCCTTCTTCCATAGTTACAATATAAGGAAGCTGTATTCCTGTAGGCTCTCCGCCCTCATCTAAGTCTTCAAATCCTGGTAAATCTAAATTAATATGACACTCTAGCAAAGTCATAACGTCAGAAGAACTATAGCTAGTGGGCCTTGTTCCTTCTAGCTCGTCTACTTTTTCAGTGACAGCAGTCTGTGGGTCTGGAGAGGGCATTAGCTCAATGTCTCTATAGAACCCGCTTTGCTGTAGTTTACGAACATCATTCGTATTCTGACGAATCATATGCGTAATTCGATTTGCTGACTGAAGAGCTGTTGTCTCATAAGGAACAACAAGATCTTCTGAAGTAATAAATTTTGAAACTGCTCGTCCTAAAGCCTCATCATAGTATATTTTCTTAAAGGCTGAACCGGACAAAGGAAGATAAAACAACATCTGATCAAGCTCAGGGTCATACTCTTGCATGACCTCTGTGATCTGATAGTTCATAAAATCTTTAACACGGGTAGCCTGTTCCTGCCTTTCGGGAGTAACTTTACCCACTACTCGTGTTGTGACAGGCCCACCCGATGGCAAAAGTTCTTTATAGGCAGAAGACTGAAATTGTGCAATTGCTTCCGAAAGCAAAGGATGGTAAACTCCGGAAGCACCTTGAAATGGCACTGACCGATCATCAGTGTCCATACCTAGCAACCCTAGTCCTTCACTATACGTTCGTTCCCAATCCGCGCGACTCTCACGATCTTCTGAGTACATCGTGAATATGTCCGACGCCAAAGACCCTAAGTCTCTTTGGTCCATTTCCTCAGCAAGATTTGCGTAAAAATCTTCTGACATACTCTCCGGGATCTCTTCTCCAAAAGAAATAATTGTATTTCCTTCTTCATCTAGATCCGGTTCTATTTCAATATCAATATCCTGTGGAATAAGGGGCTCATCTTCAGGACGTTCCGCTAAGACTTCATCGTCACCAAGCACAACATCCGTTCGAATTGGCCGTTCCATAGCTAGAGGGGGCATAGGAGACGGAGGAAGTTCCGTATCAGAAACCTCAATGTCTTCTATCAGTGAAGGAATTAGGGGGTCATCTGCCATAAAAGACTACTTCTTTTTTGTTTTATTAACAGGTTTCTTTACAGGTTTCTTTACAGGCTTCTTTTTCTTCTCTAATAACTTCAAGTCTTCCAGCTCTTTAATTAGTCCATCATATTGCCGGGGTTCAAGCAACGGCTCCCCCGGTATCGTCGGTTCCAGCAACATTCTTAAAGAGCGGCCTTTTTGTTTTCTGAAAAATTTTATTTTTTCGTCAAGAGTCCTGGGAGGGGATTTCTTCATTCCTCCTACTTTATAACCCATGACTTTTTTGCCCTTTTTAGGGGGGCGTCCTCGCTTTGAACCGTAAGTTCCTGGGCCATGGGGCATTACAAAATTCCCTTTTCTTTTAAGACAAAGCCAATCGCTCCACCAGCAACTCCAACATATATAAGGATAGGCTGCTCTAGGATCATGCCAACTCCCATAACTGCAACACCAACGGCTGCATAACTTGAGGGCTCACATATGCGATCTTTGATCCATTTAACTAGTGCCATTTCATACTCCTTTTCTGCTTATTTCAGCATCGGATCTACCCTAGTTCAAAACTTTTAATTTGAAAAGACTAATAGTACGTGTACCTTTTTCGATACCCTGTGTCCTCTTCCTCATAGTCTTCAGGGTGTCCTATAAAACCCCCCTGTCGAAAACGCAAGAGGGCCTGTGTCATTGAATCAACTAAATCATCGTGCTCGCCGTTTGGAAACTGGGCACATTCCTCAATAATTTCCTCTGTAAAATTTCGCTCAGGAGCCCAGATCATTCCGCTTTCAAAAAGGGGCGCTACAGCGTTCACTCGCGCGTGCTTATCCTGACCCTTTCCGGGGCTGAAGTTCATCACCGGAATGCCCATAGCCCGTAGCTCTTGGGTCAAAGGACTTCCGGAAGCCTTTGCTTCAATTATCACTATATCAGGCTCCCAATAGTGGTAACTTTTCAAGGCCTCTCGTTTTAATTCAGGAAACTCATAGCGTCCCTTGCTACTATCCAACAAAATTAAATTTGGACCACCGTCCTCTTCAGGAAAAAACACTCCCCATGTTGTAATCGCCGAATAATCAGCGTACTCTTTTTTAAGGAATGCTGTGTCATAACTTTGAATAATGTACTCTAGCCCAGGAACATGCTCTCTTTCCCACTGCTTCCACCAGTCGCGCTTGATAATACTGATTGAATCGCTTGTGGGTTGTTGCAACCACTGAGCGCTCCATTTCTGGGCGCTTAATGAGGCTTTTACTCCAAGGAGCTCCTCTAGCTTCCAGTACTCTGGCCAAAGGGGCTTTTCCTTTTGGTCGTCGCCCTCCATAATTGCCGGAAATTCAATCACTTCCCACTGATCAGCCTTTGGGTCACGGGCTTGCTGGCGCAAAACTTTAGCCGTCAAGTCACGCTCACTCCAACGCGTCATCACAACTACGATACTGCCTCCGGGCTGGAGCCGCTGGCGAGGCCCAGAAGTGTACCACTCATACGCATTTTCCATTGCGGCGTCACTCAGTGCATCCTGCTCAGAATGCGGGTCGTCAATAATCAGTAGGTCCGCTCCGCGCCCCGTGATTGCGCCCCCTACACCTGCCGCAAAGTACTCACCGCCCTCAGTAGTCGTCCATCGGCCCGCTGACTTTGAATCAGCAGCCAAGGCGGCTTTTGGAAAAATAGACTTGTACTCAACTGAATCAATCAAGTTACGCATCTTCCGCCCAAAGTTCATCGCCAGCTCACCCGTGTGCGTCGTTTGAATTATCTTTAACTTAGGGTTTCGCCCCACTAGGTACGCTGGGAACAAATAGCTGGCAAACTCCGACTTTGTATGACGAGGCGGCATATTCACTATCAGTCTCTTAATCTTTCCGTCCGCGACGTCCTGCAACTTCTGTGCAAACACTCTATGGTGTGCGCCCTCAATAAAGTCTGGCCAAACTGAAGCTACAAATTTTAAAAAATTTTTCTGGCTCTCCTCCGCTCTTGTCACATCAGCCAATCGGGCTGCTACCGCAAGATACTCCTCAAGAGTTTCTCGGCTCAATGATTGTAATCTGGCGTTTAAAGATGCGTCTTTCTTAGCCAAATGGCTCTCCCGCGTCTGGATATATCATATATGAAAAATTCAAGCCATAAAGTAAAGCAAAAAGATCTCTTGTCGCACTTCTCAAAGTATATACGCAATTAAACATGCGAAATGGGCCATGGTCAATGAAACTGGAGCCATGTTACAGGGGAGGGCGGGCGGGCGCGGCCCGCGCGTATTTAGGGGGGTGCCCCCCCTGTCCTATACTTGCCCTATACTTGCCTTTTACTAGGGACCCCTAAGTAATGGCAAGTATAGGGGCCTCAAGTAAAGCCTAAGTAAAGCCCTAGTATAGGGGTTGCCTATACTAGGGCCTTGGGCTTAGGTGTCTATGGTGTAGGCCACCCAGTCGGCCAGCTTTTGGGCTTCATCCGGTGTAAGCGGGTGCCCATCCGCCACGTCCCATAGGCGTACTTCCCAGTATAGGCCGTTCTGTTGCCATTGGTCCTCTTCCCATTGGTCATCTTCCCATTGGTCATCTTCCCATTGGTCATCTTCCCAATATAGGCCGCTCTGTTGCCATTGGTCATCTTCCCAATATAGGCCGTCCTGTTGCCATTGGTCAATCGGGGTTGTCTTAGTGTGGTTATCGGTAGTCATAGGTATATGCCTCTAAGTTAGTGGGGGGGGGTTTGCTAGTCCCCCCCCTGTTAAACTACGCTTTAAGGGTAAAGTGCGGGGTACCGTACCCTGCGGCACTGCGGCTATAGCCGCCTAATAGGCCGGCCACTATATCGGTGTACCCCCCGCCTAACTTGCGGCTTATTGGCAGGTATTTGGCCATTGTAACCCCTGCCACCATTAGGCGGTTAATGTCTGCCCGCTTGCCTACGTCTCTGCGTAGGTAGGTAGGCAAGCCCCCGTCAGCTATGGCAATTGGCGCTATCTTGGCAGTAGGGTTGGCCGCTACCCAAGCGGCAACGGTATTGACCTGTACCTTAGGTGCCATTTCAGCAAAGCCCTCAGGGGCTTCAAATGTTACTTGTTTAGTTGTCTTGGTAGCCATATTGTATACCCTCGCTTGGTTAATAGCGGGCCGGTATTGGCCCGCTATGCCCCCTATTATATAGGCGTGTGCTACCCTGTCAACCCCCCGTGGCTATTATTTTTAACTTTATTTTTAAAGCTTGCCCGGCTTGCCCGGCTTGCCCGGCTTGCCCGGCTGGCCCGGCGGGCGTGGCTGGCCCGGCGGGCGTGGCTGGCCCGGCGGGCGTGGCTGGCCCGGCGGGCGTGGCTGGCGT